TATTTGAAAGAGATTATGGACTGCCTGTCGCCAAAAGACCCATGTCAAAAGGTGGTTTTCATGAAAGGCGCACAGGTAGGCGGAACAGAATGCGGAAACAATTGGATGGGATTCTGCATCTGCAACGCACCAGGGCCGATGTTGATTGTGAATCCAACAACAGAAACGGCCAAAAGAACATCCCGAATGCGCATTGATCCGACAATAGAAAATTGTCCGCAATTGCGCGATAAGGTAAAAAGCCCACGTTCACGTGACAGTGGCAATACGATGTTGATGAAAGAATTCCCGGGTGGGATCTTGGTTTTGACCGGCGCGAATTCCCCGGTCGGATTACGATCACTTCCTATTCGCTACTTGTTTTTGGACGAAGTTGACGGTTTCCCAGATGAGGCCGGCACCGAGGGCGATCCCGTAGATTTGGCGGTACAAAGAACAGCAACATTCAACAACCGCAAAATCTTCATGGTATCGACACCGACCATCAAAGATGCAAGCAGAATTGAGCAAGCATTTTTGGAGGGCGATCAAAGATATTATTATGTTCCTTGTCCACATTGTGGGCATTATCAAGTGCTGCGATGGCGCAATGTGATATTCGATCCAAAGAACCTGGTAGAGGCAGTTTATAAATGCGAAAAATGCGAGGCGATTTGGCACGATTACGAAAAGGAACAGATTCTTAAAAAAGGCAAATGGATTGCGACAAAACCGGATGTTCATTCCGGGGTTGTTTCATTTCATTTATCTTCGCTTTATTCGCCACATGGATGGACCAGTTGGACGAGCATTGCGAGAGAATTTTTGGATTCAAAAGACGATCCATCCCGTTTGCAGGTATGGACCAACACAAAGCTGGCCGAAACATGGGAAGACATGGCCGGGCAGCAAATAGATCCAACAAGTTTGATGGTTCGCAGAGAAAAATGGGGGCCAGAATTACCAAGACAGGTTGTCTTATTGACCTGTGGGGTCGATGTTCAAGATAACCGATTGGAATTGGAAATTGTTGGATGGGGCCGCGGCGAAGAATCATGGTCGATTGATTATCACATTCTGTATGGCGATCCAAGCACACCAGAATTGTGGGGGCAATTGGATGAGGTTTTAAGTCGCAAATATTCACACAGCAAAGATGTTCCGGATTTGCCGATTGCTGCAACATGCATCGACAGCGGCGGACATTACACCGACTATGTGATCAATTATTGCCATGCAAGGCGATTGCATGGGGTGTTCGCAATCAAAGGTGTCGGCGGAGTTGGAAAACCAATTTGGCCAGCAACAGCAAGCAAGAGTTACACCACCAAGAAACCGGTTTATTTGATCGGAGTCAATGATGCGAAAGATATCTTGATGCGGCGATTGCATTTGGAAGACAGCAGCGGACCAGGCATTTGGCATTTTCCGATGGATCGAGAATCTGATTGGTTTGAACAAATAACCAATGAGGTTGCATCCAAGAAATTGAGCAAAGGCCGATTGATCCGGGAATGGGTTCCACGCAAAAGCGGCGTGCGAACCGAGGGATTGGATTGCCGAGTTTATGCATATGCAGCATTGCGCGGATTGGTCCGAAATTTCCGATTGAACCTGGATCTTGGGGCAGACAAATTGGCCGAGGTCAAAATGAAACAACCGCACAAAGCAACGATGCCGCAACCACAAAAACCAGTTGAACAAAAACAGGTTCAATTTGTTCCACGCGGCAGAACAGTACGCAGTCGGGGGATAGAATGACAACGATAAGAATAAAAACCTATGAAGAACAATTGGTCGAGGTACAAGAGGCAATCACAGCAATTCTGACCGGTGCGCAAGAGGCATCATACAATAACCAGAAAGTCAGAAAAGCGGATTTGTCGGTATTACAGGCCAGAGAAGAATATCTTCAAAAGCAAATCGCATTGAAAAAACGCGGCGGCATTCCAGTTCGCGGTGCAACACCAGTATAAACGGATGAACGATGAGCAAAATTAAAATACCACCACAAACATTTGTGGATAAAGCAATTTCATGGATATCGCCACAAGCAGGATTGAAACGGTGGCAGGCACGCACCCAGATGGCAATGCTGGGCGGATATACAGGTGCCAGCAAAAACCGCCGCCAAACCCAAGCATGGAGTCCAATTAAAGGATCCGGGAACAATGTAACATTGGATGATTTGCCAGTGCTGCGCGATCGTTCCAGGGATTTATTGCGCAATGCCCCATTGGCAGTTGGGGCGGTTAGCACAGTTGTGACCAATGTGGTAGGAACAGGATTGAAACCACAGGCACACATTGACCGCAAAGTTCTGCGCCCATATTTGAAAACTGATGAGGCAATGGAAGAATGGGAAAATAAAGCGGAACGCATTTTTCAAATGTGGGCAGATAACCGCGATTGCGACATCACGCGATGCCAAAACTTTGCAGAAATGCAGGCATTGGTTTTGCGTTCATGTTTAGAATCCGGCGATGTTTTCGCATTGCGGAAATACAAAGAACATGCTGGCAATCCATTTGGCACATCAATTCAAATTGTGGAGGCAGATCGGGTCGCCGATCCGGATGAAACAAATGAAAAGATTGTTGCCGGGATTGAATTGGATGATGACGGTGCGCCAGTTGCATACCATGTCGCCAATCATCATCCGGATGATTATGATCAAGGTGCGCTGGAATATGCAAAGATTCCGGCATTTGATGAAAACGGATACAGACAGGTTTTGCATGTTTTTAACCGGAACAGACCTGGGATGACCCGGGGCGTTCCATATTTGGCACCAGTGATCGAAAGTTTGAAACAATTGGACAGATACACCGAGGCCGAAATAATGGCGGCAGTGATATCATCCATGTTCACGATATTTGTAAAAACGGAATCCGAAGAGGGATTGCAGCCGATGGTTCCAATGAGTGGTGCAGAAACAACCACCGCACCACGCAATGGCGATTATAAATTGTCGCCCGGGGCCATTTTGGATTTGCAACCCAATGAGGCAATTGAGATCGCAGACCCGAAAAGACCGAACCAATCATTTGATGGATTTGTTCAATCAATATTGCGACAAATTGGTGTGGCATTGGAATTGCCATTCGAAATATTGATCAAGCATTTCACAGCAAGTTATTCAGCGGCACAAGCAGCATTGGTCGAGGCATGGAAAACATTCAGTGCGCGGCGCACATGGATGGCGAACCAATTTTGCCAGCCGGTTTATGAAATGGTCATTGCCGAGGCAATAGCAAAAGGATTCCTGGATGCACCAGGATTTTTTTCAGACCCATTTGTCCGGGCGGCATATTTGGGTGCCGAATGGATCGGACCACCAAGGGGCCAGATTGACCAATTGAAAGAAATCCGAGCCGCAGCATACAGGGTTGATTTGGGTGTTTCGACATTGGAAGAAGAAACGGCACAGATCACTGGCGGATCATGGGAAACAAAACACATTCAACGCGCCAAGGAACAAAAACTACGAACCGAGGCAGGACTAACCGCAACCATAGAGAACAGCAATGAAAAAGAAGATACAGATGAAGAATGATTTTCAAACATTCGCAAAGCATTGGGCAATTGAACCAAGTGCAATGCAATTGGTCGCATCAACATTCAAAGAGGTCCAATCGGGCCTTTCTTTGTTTGCGCAAAAACCATTGTTAAATACATACACAACGACATTTCGCGATGGAGTGGCAGTTATACCAATTCATGGAATTATCACGCCACGCGCCGATGTATTCACTTTTCTGATGGGTGGCACAGCATTGGAATTGTTGGCCCGAGATTTGCAGGCGGCAATAGATAATCCAGAGGTCAATGCCATTTTATTGGATATCGACAGCCCTGGTGGTGTGGCAGTTGGACCGTCCGAAATGGCGGACACCATTCGCAAGGCAACACAGAAAAAGCCGATATGGGCATATGTCGGCCGCAATTGTTGTTCGGCAGCATACTGGCTGGCATCAGCAGCAAACAACATTGTCGCACAAAAAACGGCATTGTTGGGCAGCATTGGGGTTGTATCCAGCGTGGCAGTTCAAGAACAACCGGATGCAGATGGATATAAGCAAATAGAAATTGTTTCTTCGAATGCGAAGAACAAAAGACCGGACCCGAGAACACCCGAGGGCGAGGCAACAATCCGTTCAGAATTGGATGCATTGGAGGCCGAATTTATTCAATCGGTTGCCATGTATCGAAATGTCGGAACAGATACGGTCAAAAGCGATTTTGGCCAAGGCGGTGTGGTTGTCGGCGAGGCAGCAGTAAATGCTGGCATGGCCGATGAGATCGGGGATTACGAAACAACCATCAAGAAACTTTCAACCAAAAACAACAAAGGAGAAAACAGCATGGACGCAAAGAAAGCCATCACAAAAGACCAAATTGCTGCGTATCGAGCCGAGGGCGCGAAAGCAGAACGCGATCGTCTTTTGGCATTGGATGAAGTTGCGGTTGCAGGACATGAAGACCTGCTGGCCAAAGCGAAAGCCGATCCAAATATGACAGCGGAAAAATTGGCATTACAAATTGTAAAAGCAGAAAAAGCCAAAGGCGGCGATTATCTGAACGGTCTGAAAAAGGCCGCAAATTCGATGCCACAGGTTACACCAAGCACCAAACCAGTGGCAAAAACAAACAAAGGCGCAACACCGGAAGAACGTGCAAAGAATGAATGGAACAGCAATCCAGACATTCGCAGTGAATTCAATGGGGATAAGGATGCATTTATTGCCTATTGCATTGCACGCGAAAACGGTCAAATCAAAATCCAAACCAAAGGGGAATAAGAATGGCCAAGATAACAAAGAATGTAGTTAGAAACTTTGAAACACAGGCAGATACAAACACAGTCGCAGTTGCGGCCGGTGTGCATATCTTCCAAGGAATGTTGCTGGGATTGAATGATGGATACGCAAGACCATTCCAGGCAGGCGATAAAATTGTCGGTTTTGCAAAAGACGAAATAGACAATCGCAATGGCCAAGCCGGCGACAAAAAAGTGGATGTAAAAGCCAAAGGCAAAATCTGTTTAGAAATTGCCAGTTTGGCACAAACCAGTATCGGCAGCGATGTTGTGGCAACAGATGATGACACATTTGCGCTGGGATCCGATGGCGATTATTTCGGCAAAGTTTTGAGATTGGAAGATTCCGCACATGCGATTGTTGCATTTGAT